ATTACTGCGATGTTTGAATTATATAATTTACTTATAGATGCAAAACATATTTTAATTGGAAAATTAGATAGAGCAAAAACAATTGGTACGTTCTTAAAAACAAAAGAAGGTTATCAAGTAACTGGCAGCGAAGGCTTTGTTGCTATTGACCACATGGGTAAGAACGCAGTTAAACTCGTCGATAGACTTGAGTTTAGTAATGCAAATTTCTCCGACAAATATATTAAAGGGTGGGAAAAATAATGGCATGGGTTGACGTACCAGGATCACCAACAATTTTAGTTAGTGGAACACCAACTGCAATTTGGCAATACGATAATGCTCCTGTTTTAGGCACATTGGTAAATGCTAATGCAAAAGTTCAAGACGATCCTGACGCAGGACAAGTTGATGAGTATTATAGAGCTAATGGCACTGTAACAAACGGTATTAGATCTTTTACTCCTCCTGGCGGCAATACGCAAGAAACATATGTAAAATGTAGAAGGGTTCAACCAACTGGAAAAATTTATCCAGATTCTAATACAAATGGACCTTGGAGTGAATTAAGCAAAAACTATTATGACGGTAAAATCTAATGGCAAACATACACTACCTTAAACGATCTCGTACAGAAGCAGTAATCAAAGTATATGTAACAGACTCATCTGGCGATACAGTTGATGTGGCTTTGTCAGACCTTATTGCTGATGGCGAAACATTTGATGCAGGTACGGCTTCAGTAACTATTAAAGAAATCTTTTGGGGTTGCAAACACAATAAACACATAGACATCTCACGATGGAATGGCGCAACTGCGCACGGTCATTACTATCTTGTAAACTCAAGTTCTCACGAATATACTGGCTTTGTAGATGATGTATACTCAGATAGAGATATAAGAATTATAGGTGATGGAGAATTCCATTGCATAATGAAATTGACTAAGGTCAGTGGATATAGCTAAGACAGAGTGTCACATATGACACTAGTGACTACCGGCTATATCAAATTGGTAACCCTTGTTTACCTATTTCCTTAATAAATATATTTGTAAAAAGGATTAAACCTAGGCATACGGTCTAGGATCGGATCATACAACATACACATATATTAGAGGAAACGAAAAAATGTCACAAGCTATCCTTACAGCCCACAGCTTTTTAACACAAGGTGTTGAAGGTTTCATGGATTTTATGAAATCAGTAAACGAAAAAAGAATTCAACAAAAAGCAATTCGCGAAACAGAAAAAGCGTTACAAAAACTATCAACTGCAGAGTTAGATGATATTGGAATTACTCGCGGAGATATTTACACTATCGCACGTTCTAAAGATACCATTGAAAATGTAAGAGCAAATAACAATTTGCGAGGTTGGGTATAATGGAAGCGGTAGGAAACACACCAGTATCAGCACCAAAATTTATTAAAGTCATTGGCAAATTCTTAGTTGCATTTGCAATGGGTGTATGGGCATTTGGCGAATCAGCAGGTAGAGCAAGAGCAGCAGCTGAACTATCACGTCAAGGCTACCACGCAGAAGCAAAACGCTTGATGTTAGGAGACAATGCATGATTAAGAAGTTTATGAAAGCAATGGAATACCGCAGCTACTGTATGGCAATTAGAGAACTAAGAAACAAAGGCATGTATGAAAAAGCTGATGAAATTTCTGAGTTCAAAAACAAGATGTATCCAAGTTACTAATGCTAGATCCGGATCACACCTATACAAGGCCTAAAGGCGAAAAGAAAAAAGGCGGCAAATAGCCACTTTTAAAATCCATATAAATACTAAGGTAGGCGAAAGTCTACCTTTTTTGATTTAATGGAGAGAGATTATGGGAAGAATACGTGATAGAGGCCACGACGGTGGTAACGTTTATAGATGGCAAACCTTAGCCAATTTTGTTAACAGCAATGGATTTACTAAAGGCGCAGAACTTGGTATTCATGACGGTGTTAATTACAGGTTTTTAATTCAAAACTGTCCTAACCTTCATATGATCGGTGTAGATTTATATGAAGCACAACCAGATAATAATGGTCCAGAAAAATGGACTCCAGGCGAACATGGACACGCATGGGATCATAATTCTTATTATCAAAACATGCTTAAATTTAGCAGTCATTTTCCAAACCGTACAAAAATCGTTAAAGACTATACAACCAATGCTTGTAATGAAGTAGAGGATGGTTCACTTGATTTTATTTTTATTGATGCCGACCATGGATACGAAGGATGTTTACGAGATATTAAAGCTTGGGATAGTAAGGTACGAGAAGGCGGTATTGTGTTTGGGCATGATATTCATTTTCCAACCGTACAAAGAGCTGTTACTGAATTTTATGGTGAAAACTCTTGGTTTGTTGAAGATGACTTCATTTGGTGGATTCAAAAGTAATGAACATCGAAAAGAAACTCAGTCAAATATGGATTGGTCCAAAACCCGCTCCATTACAGTGGATGCACACTTGGCGTGATAAACATCCTGAGTGGGAATATTCTATATTTACAGATGAAATGTTACGATCACGTAAGTGGTTTAATTCACACTTGATTGAACACTATTATAATACACGTAAATGGCCAGGCGTATCAGATCTTATTAGATATGAACTATTATATGAGCGTGGAGGGTTTTGGCCTGAAGCTGATATGACTTGTTTAGAAAATACTGATGAGTTATTTACTGCACCAGAAAACCATGCTTATTCTTGTTATGAGAACGAAAGAGGTAGGCATAATTTTATTCAACCAATTATGGCTGCTAATCCAGAAAATGTTTTCGTTAGACATGTTATTGAAACATTACATAAAGTAAGACCTGAGCACTTATCACCAGAACCTTTTAGGTCTACGGGTAATATGTTTTTAGCTCAACACATTCCTCAATTCAGGGAAATGCTTACAATTTGGCCTTCACATTATTTTATTCCTTTATATTATATTGGTGGAGCTAAAAGGTATGATGGACCTGATAAAGTATATGCCGACCACAAATGGGGATCAACCGGCCACGCAAATAGTATTGATTATGGAAAGGGAGTGTAATGTATATATCGCACAAATATAAATTGATTTACCTAAGAAGTCCTAAAACAGGCAGCTCATCATTATCAGAGTTCTTTATTAGAAACATTCCTGACCCAAGCGCAGTATATACACCGGTTGAAGATTCAAGAATACCGGGAACTGTTTCTCCTAATTTAATAGCTAAGTATTCAGCAAATTATAAATTCTATCACTTTACAATAGAAGATCTAATTAAAGAGAATTTGATTACCGAGGAACAAGCAAACGCATATAAAGTGGTATCAGTTATAAGAGATCCAGTTGATAGACAAAAAAGTTTCTTTTACTTCTATGGTAAATGGAAAGGTCGTGGGCAGCCTTTGAATTTGAACCATTATAAAGCATGGGCTCCTAATGGATACTTCCAAGGTGAACCAAATTCTGCTATTAAACAATCAGACTTTTTAAAGCTTGGTGATAAATACATTGGAGAGTTTTGGTTATATGAAGACTTAAACTATAAAGTAATTGAATTGATGAAACAATTACAAATTAAAATAGAACATCCTCTTCCAAGCCATAAATCAAACTTTAGAAAAGCTCGAGAAAACGAAATAACATTTGATAGTGAAATTATGGATAAGATGCTAGAAGTATTTGCACCCGATTTTGAAACATATAATGAGTTGAAAGGCTAACTAATGTGGGTTACTAAAGCACATATTTTAAAAATTGATACACCTATATCTAATCAATATGCTGCTATTGCTGCGCAATCGTGTGACAATGTAGGATTGCCTTGGGAATACTTTAATGGGTTCCATAAGCAAACTGGTAAAATGGCCTTTGGTCAACTAGGAATTAAAAACTTACCTACCGAACCATATAGGTTAATGGAAAATACTCAAAATGGCCAAAAGGCAATGTGCTGTACAGCAGGTCACTTTGGTATTTGGAAAAAGATTGCTGAAGGACCGGACCAAGCTGCGGTAGTACTTGAGCATGATGCTATTATGCTGCAGCCAATTAGTTTAAATATACCTGAAAATAGAATAGTAGTACTTGGGTATAAACTAAATGATCCTAAAAGATATGATTGGATAAAGGCTGGACCTCCTAAAACTATTATTGATATTAAAGGACACGAAGGTGCTCATGCATATGCAATGACTAAATCCACTGCTATTAAGTTGATTAAAGAAATAGAACAAAAAGGTATTAGAAGTGCAGTTGATAATGACTATTTTATATTAGGACAACGCCGTACTGAGATACCTTTATCAATCATGTCGCCCACTCCTGCGATGGGATGGCTTAGAGAGTCAACTATTTGGGGTAAATCGGCTGCTAGAAACTATGATTTCATACCTTCTTTTCAAAGAAATTATAAATAAACACATATATGTTTGTACAAACACGGGACAATTAGTATGGCTAAGCCAGACAAAAAGAAAAAAGTTAAAGGTTTTAAAGAGTTCGACGGAAGTAAGTATATCAATACTGAACCTGTTCTCGATGAAGCTAAAGCGGGAACTGTAGTTATTGCATGGGGTCGTATGAATCCTATGACTGCAGGTCACGAAATGCTCGTTAAGAAAGTTATTGATGTGGCTAAGACCGAAAAAGGTACTCCACAAATTTACTTATCACATAGCCAAGGAGCAAAAAGTAAAACCGGCAAAGGTGCGGTTAATAAAGATCCATTAGCATATGATGATAAAATCAAATTTGCTCAAAAAGCTTTTGGTCCCATTGTTAAGAAATCTCCAGCAAAAACTATTATACAGTTACTTAAAC